ACACCCCAACTTTGATTACGAAAAAAAGGAATTTATAAAAAATGAAGATAGCGATAATAACTGATACTCACTTCGGAGGTAGAAGGGGCAGTAAGGTATTTCATGACTTCTTTCAAAAATTTTACGACAATATATTTTTTCCAGAACTAGAAAAGAGAGGTATCAAGTATTGTATCCATATGGGAGATGCTTTTGATAATCGAAAGAACATAGATTACTGGTCACTTGATTGGGCTAAAGAACATGTATATGATAAGTTTAAAAAATTGGGCGTGCAAGTTTGGCAACTTGTAGGTAATCATGATGTTTACTATAAAAATACTAACGAGATAAACTCTATTGATTTACTTTTAGAACATTACGATAACATTATTCCCATATCCTCCCCAGATACATACGACATTGGTGGATTCAAAGCAATGATGTTGCCTTGGATATGTGATGACAACTATAAAGAAACATGTGATGCAATAGAAAAGTCTGATGCAAAGATGGCTTTTGGTCATCTTGAACTTACTGGATTTGAATTGTATCCAGGCATGATTCAGCAAGGTGGTATTGATAAAGGTATTATAGAAAAATTTGATACAGTATTCTCAGGACATTATCACACCAGAAGTAATGATGGGCATACATTTTACCTAGGCAATCCATATGAAATGTATTGGAATGATTGCGGAGATAAGAGAGGATTTAATATTCTAGACACAGAAACAGGTGAAATTGAATTTGTAGAGAATACCTTTACTATGTTTGAGAAAATATATTATGAAGATACTCCAGCAGAACTATTCAAAGCACATCTCTATAAAGATAAAATAGTCAAATTATTCATTAGATCTAGAAAAAGTCAGTTACAGTATGACAAATTTCTAGATAAACTTATGAAAGCTGGTATCGTAGATTTAAAGGTAGTTGAAAATACTGCAATTAATGATACAGAAGTAGATTTGGATAGTGAAAAAATAGAAGATACTCTAACTCTCCTTAATAAATACATTCAAGAGTCTGACTTTGATCTAGAAAAAGAAAGAGTCAAGACACTTCTCAAAGAAGTTTACCTAGAAGCTTGCGAAGCAGAGTAATGTACATCTTATCACTTCACGGAAAAGAAGGAGAAGGAGCCTACGCTGTCACGAATGATGATGGCCACAAGGCTTTGTATCTTTTTGAACAAGAAGATGATGCTACAAGATACGCAGGCTTACTAGAAGCCAATGAAGCAATCCCCTTGACAGTTGTGCAAATAGATGATACACTGGCAGTAGAGACATGTCAGAAACACAGATACAAATATGTTATTATCTCACCTGATGATATAGTGATTCCACCAAAAGATTATGATAATATTCAAAACGATACGGTGGCGTAATTTTTTATCAACTGGTAATCAGTTTATAATTGTAAGTTTTCAAAAATCTCCAACAAATCTGATAGTAGGATCAAATGGAGCGGGTAAATCTACTATTTTAGATGCACTGACGTTTGTTTTATACAATAAACCATTCAGAAAAATTAAGAAGGCACAGTTAGTTAATACTGTAAATGAAAAAGAGTGTGAAGTTCAAATAGAATTTGAGATACAAGGTAAAATTTATACCATTGTAAGAGGTATGAAACCGACTCTGTTTGAAATTTACATTGATGGGAAGAAACAAGATCAGTTTGCCAATCAAATAGATCAACAGGCACACTTAGAAAATAATATACTTAGACTTAACTATAAATCATTTACTCAGACAACTATTTTAGGGTCTGCCACCTTTGTTCCTTTCATGCAATTGGGTAATTCTGACCGTAGAGCGATTGTTGAGGACGTATTGGACATCAAAATATTCTCTGGTATGGCCAAAATACTCAGAGATAAGATTAGTAGAGCAAATACACAGATTAGAGAACTGACTATCAAGAAAGAAATGATAGAAGAGAAGATAGAGATGCAAAAAAACTTTATTGCTGACCTTGATAAGAGTGGAAAAAAGAGAATTAAGGACACAAAAGATAAAATTGCTGTCATGTTTGAGGATACCTCTGGTCTTATGGGAGAAAATACCAAATATGACAATTTAATTAAGTCAAAGTATCAACCAGAGTTAGAAAACTTATCATCCGCCCGTGTTTCTCTTAAGAAAATGAACACAATTAAGGCAAAATTGGAACAACGGATACAAAATATAACATCCGAACATAAATTCTTTAAGGAAAACGTATCATGCCCTACCTGTGAGCAGAAAATAGAGGAGGAGTTTCGCTTAAATAAAATTGAAGACATAGAAGGTAAGGTCAAGGAGATCAATTCCGCATATAAAGACCTTACCAAGTCTATAGATGAAGAACAAAAAAAAGATTCTAAGTTTATAGAAATTTCTAAGCAAATCACTCAACTAACGAATGACATTTCAACAAACAATTTTAAGATTTCTCAGTATCAACGACAGATCGGAGATTATGAATCAGAAATTCAAGAGATTACCGAGCAAATTGCAAACAGAAATACTGAAAGAGCCGCTCTTAAGTCACTCAAAGGCGAGTTAACAAGTGTAGAGAAAGATAAAGCAAAACATACTGAAGATATAGACTACTTAGACTTTGCTAACTCCATGATGAAAGACTCTGGAGTTAAAGCAAAGATCATAAGAAGGTATTTGCCTGTCATGAATCAGAAGATCAATAAGTATCTTCAGATGATGGACTTCTATATCAATTTTACTCTAGATGAACAGTTTAATGAGAGGATAAAATCACCCATACATGAGAAATTTAGTTACGAATCATTCTCTGAGGGTGAGAAGATGCGAATTGATCTTGCTATTCTGTTTACTTGGAGAGATATTGCTAAGATGAAGAACTCATCTAGTACAAACATCTTAATCCTTGACGAAATATTTGACAGTTCACTTGACAGTAACGGCACTGACGAGTTTACAAAGATAATCAAGTACGTTATTAAGGATGCTTATGTGTTTATGATATCTCATAAGGTAGATGAACTCACTGATAGATTAGATAATTTAATTACCTTTGAAAAAATGAACGGATTCTCGAAAGTTAGGTATTCTACATAGGAGTGGACAGTTGACAAGCTGGCACACTGTCGATTGAAATTGGCATAGGATCGATTATCATGTGTACATAGACAAGAAAACAAATGCTTACACAGGTTAATTACGAAGTTAAAGGTCAACTCGCAAAACTACTTGCAACAGAAGATCTTATTATTGAGAATCGTAAGGTCTCTACAGCGTCCTTTGACACTGAGCGTAGAGTTCTTACCTTACCAATGTGGGAAAAGGCTTCTGGAGTTGTATATGACCTTCTAGTAGGACATGAAGTAGGACACGCATTATATACACCCGCTGAAAACTGGACAATTGATTATCCAAATGTTCCAATGTCCTATGTCAATGTATTGGAAGACGTTAGGATTGAAAAGTTTATGAAGCAGAGATATCCTGGCTTAAGTAAAACATTTTACAATGGATATTCTCAACTTGCTGAACAAGATTTCTTTGAACTATCATCAACTCATGATATCAATGATATGGGTTTGGCAGACAGAATCAATATTCACTACAAGATTGGTAAATTTGAAAAAGTTTCTTTTGAAACTGATGAAGAATATTTCGTAAGTCAAGCTTCTAAAACTGAAACATTTGAAGATGTTCTAGAACTTGCTGAGGAATTATACAATTATGTTCAACGTCAAGAGGAAATGCTTACTAAACTTGACGATCTTGAGTTTGATATGGGTCAGCCAGGTGGATCTGGATCAGGTGGTGGCCAAGGTGACATGGGAATGCCTTTTGATAGATCAGATGCAGAGGGAGAACAATCTGATAACGAATTAGATCCAGAAAAAGGTCAAGGAGGATCACCTGATGTCAACAATATGACAAATGAAGAACTTCTTGAAGAACTAGAGAGACTCTCTGATCATGACTCTCCTATGGGCGGAGTTCATGGTGGTGTATCTGAAGCAATTACAGACAAAACTTTTCAAGATAATCTAGAACAGTTATCTAAAAAAGAAACTAATTCATACTACGAACCAGAGTATGTTGAGTTACCTGATTTGAAGATGGATACAATCATTGCTAGTAACACAGATATTCACACATATCTTGACTCTTGGTGGAATAAATCTCAACAACATTAT